ACTTAGTTGCTACCAAGGTCAAAGGTATCAACCCATCAGCATTACCTGAAGAGTTTAAAGACAGCCCAACTGAAGATAAGATTGCTAAGTATTTATTCCCTATGGTACCAGTAAAAAAACCTCCTGTTGCTAAGGATAATAAATTCTCATCCAGAGTTAAGGGATATTATCTGAACGGTAATAAGGTTGCAAAAAGAGTTGTAACTGGTCCTAAAAACGTACAGGGTGAAATTCAGAATATGATTGAATTCTGTTCGGGTTACAAGGAATACCGTAATGCGATTAGCAATGCATTGGCTATCCTTAGAGACGCAGCCGCAACGACTGCTACAAATCTCATTAATGCTGACGCATCTAATGAAGTTGTTACTAACAGTGAGGAAAACACTGAAGGCAACAATAAGAAGAACACACCTAATGCAAACATAAACAGCATAGTTACTAACTTATGCTCAAAATACATTAGTGCAGTTCTTTATACTACTGAAATTAAGTATGTTCAGTACTTAACACTGATTAATGGTTATGCTAAGGATTACATTCCTTATTCTGAAGCTAAAGCCGCTGTTAGGGCGGAAAAAGAAGCTCAGAAAAATGGTAATAACAATAACACTGAAAACGCTACTGAGAATACTGAAGGAAATAATAATAGTGGTAATAACGCCAATAATAATGGTAATAACAACAATAACAATGGATGATAAATCCACTACGGTTAAAAGACCTAGCACTATTTTCAGTGCTAGGTCTTTTTTAAAGCTTTTTCAAACTTATTACCGAGTAACATTCATACATCTCCGATGATCCTGTAAATGCGTGTATCGCAGATACTACTACGTATTCTCCTTTATACTTCTTATTTAAAGTAGGAGATTCGAATATCATTGATACTGCTTTATTTGGCTCAAATGCCTCTATATTAATATTCTGCAATGCGAATGTCATTGTAACGGAATTGGATTGCTCCAGATTCTTATACATAGTTTCGGTGAAAGGATTACTTAGTTCATTATAGATAGTTTTCTTAGTTTTTCCTCCTATAGTAGGAACGTCTATTGTGATATTACTACTGCTATTCTTTTGGGTATTTACTATAATAGCATCAGTACCACTTATAACATTTTCTGTAACAGTATCGTTATTTATATCTAAACTATCTGATGGGAGATTTATATAGAATCTCTCTTCATCACTTTTCTTAATACTATTACTAGCAGCACTCTGGACATTATTCTTTTCGAATACATAGATTACTGTCTCTTTCCATTCGTTCTTTTTATATCCAGCGCACTTACCATTGTACGGTATTAAGTATGAATTAGTTAACCCTATGAAGAATATCATACCATCCTTATAGAATCCATAATTAGTATCTAAATATCTAATCTGGTTATCTATACTAAGTGGAGGTAAGATAATCTCACTATAACTATCTGTATTATCAAGAGGAGCCATTATCAGATTTTTTACTCCTGCATTATGCAATAAGAATAACGTAGCAGTTGCTAAGTTTAAATCTGATAATACGTAATTTACTTGTTTTCTTAAGTTGTTTACGATTCCGTCTTTGAATAAGAATAATTCAATTCCATCAGTTATCTGATCCAGCACATCATTGTCATTTAATGTACCGGCTTCTTTCTTAAGTTCTCTCTCCATGTCATCACCAGATGCCTCTGGAAAAAATACAAACGTGTCGTTTATTAGATCCCTATTCATGCTATGCTCACTAGGAGTATCTACGTTATGGGAATACGTTTGAATACGGATTTTGAATTTCACTTTGTCTTTGTTTTTTATCATGGTGTAATATCTAGCGGATTCTAAAGATATTACTACTTTGAAAATAGGAAAAATAGCTTCCAGATAATAATTTTCTATCTTAAATGAATGAATTCTCTCGACGGGGATTTCATGTGTTTCCCCGTCGATGATCATAAAGAATTCATTCATAATATATTTATTCTCTAAGAACCTATCTTTGTCAGTTACTAAAACTGCATTAGCCAATTAGCATCTCACCTCGCTAGTAAGTTCGTTTAACATGAGCGGATAGTTCTTGAATCTTGTAGAATTCAATTCAAGTAATGAACTGAAATCAAATCTATTTGTGATCTGATTTGTGATCTTAAATATATCATCTGCACTTAAATCACCGTACTGTGATTCTAAGTTTGTACAATTGAAGTTGATTCCCATATCAGATGCAATATCTGAAGGAATAGCTTCTTTAATTAAATTAATAGATTCAGTATCTTTAGTGAGTTTTCCACCAGATACTGCATCTTTTAAATACTTAACTAATGTCTTCATACCAACGCCTTTAATAGGATCAATAGACCTTGGTTTATCACCGTCAACTCCTACGAACATGGAGTAGAATGCAGGATTAATTAAAAGATCCATGGCACTATCATCACCTATTAATGCTCTAATTAAATCCTCTAACCTGGTATAAACTTTAGCAGGAGCGCCTATTGGTCTCCTTAAATAATGCGTGCAGAACTTATTATTGTAAAGCATGTACTGAGAGTCATACTTGTCTTGTGTAATAATGAAGTTCTTATAACTTGGGTCTGACTGTGCTATTATATATGGTATAAGTGACCCATCTATATTTCTAGCACTAATGAAGTTTACATTAGGAATGAATTCCAGTATCTTTTTAAGATCTGGAATGATAGTATTAACCATCTTAGTTCCTAGGAGTTCAAATCTAGGATTTCTAAGATACTTATTTGAGTAGTAACTTCTGAATTCATCATTGTATTTAAAGTTAGTGAAGTTATCTGACTCTAAGTCGGTATAGTACAGAAATACTCTTGTCGGCAATCCATTATCCACGAAGAATCTCTTGTAGTGTGCACAGAGATTAAGTGCTTCTGATTCTAAGATAATTGGAAAGTTTCGTTCCAATAAGAGTTTATTGTCGATATCCTTTATCATACTGAGATTACTTAGAACCGACTCAAAGTTTATGAATACATTAATCTTGTCATTTCTGTTGACAAAATTAAGTTTTTCAATAGAATTGTCATAGTCATTATATCGCTGTTTCATTAATACGAAACAGATTGAGAACGGATTATTATAATCGCTCATTTCTGATCCCACTTCCTTTTCATAATGTATGGTTAATAAATAGTTTTGGCTGGTAAAAAATAACTGGTAATCCTTGGAGATTACCAGTTATTCTTCACTTTTTGAGATTTGTGTTAAGGTTAATGTAGTATATAGTTAGTTGAAAATGTCAAATTACTTGTGGATGGACTTAGCAAGGTACTTAGCAATAGTTGCCTTTTCAGGACCTGCTCCACCTTTCTTAAACTGCTTCATGACTTTGTATCTGTAGTTTACGTCATGAATCTTTTCAACGCTCACGATTCTTACTGAGAACTTTTCCTTAGCACCATCTGTAGTGAGCATATCGTGGAAAAGTCTAAGCGGATCGATAAGAGCCTGAACATATCTTACCTTTCTGCCACCGTCTTTTTCTTCTGCGATGGAGAATCTTGATGCAGCCTTAATTTCTCTAGCTGCTTTTGTTGTGATGAGAAGATCGTGCTTACTCTGGTTCGTGAAGAACGCTTTGCAATCTTCCGAGTTGTAGAGGTACGGATAGATTACAGAGTAGATTTCTTCTCTGAGCTTTACGCTATTATCGTCCGGTTCTGGATTGAAGATGTCCGGAACATTATAGCTGTTCTTCTTGTCGAGTGCATCCATACTGAATGCCACAACTAAAGGGGCGAATTTTGTAGAGAATCTTGATGTTGCAAGTGCAATCTCTGGAATCTCTCTCTGCTTGTTCTTTTCGCTTGCGGCATTAACCTTGTTAATAACCGATGCGATTCGGTCGCTAAGGTATGCCTGTGCCTTTTCAGTTGTGATATCAAACGGAATTTCGTTTGATGTTGCCGGAACTAAGCCGGCTCTTGTCTTACTTGTGTTCTGCATGGTGTAGACTACCATCCTTTCAAAATAAATTTTATATGTGAAATCTCAGATGAGATTTATCACCGCTTAGATAATATATCATTTACACAATATTTATCTTTTTTATAAATATGTGTTGTAGTTAATAATTTTTAATTCATCTATAGAAATGATTCCATCCGCCGGAACCATAGAAATATAAGTTAGATGCGAATTCATTCTCATGATTGAAGTAGTAATATACCGCTTCTTTACAAGATGGGGTTACGTTCCATGCATATTCATATGATGGATAGAACCCTGTGAACTGATATGGTTGCGCTAACACTCCATAGATAGTGCCGTCAGCCCAACCTTCCCTTACTCGGGTCATTACTACGTCAACTACTTTAGCCTTTTCAGGTACTGATACATAGTCTGATCCATATTCATGTCCGACTATATTACAGAGAAGAATAAATTCGTCTTCTGAAACCGGTTTGTTGTTCTCATCATACCAGACAGAAGATTCGATAGATTCTATTACTGGTTCAGATGACGGTGGATCTGTTTCCGGTAGTTCTATTACTTCTTCTGCTGGTATACTGGTTTCAAATGCCTGTTCTATGACAGGCGGATTGTCATAGTGCTCAGGTTCTGCCATTATCTGAGGTTCTTCATATTGAACCACTAATGGCTCCAGTTGTATAACTGGTTCCGCTACAGTTTCTTCTACTGTAGTTTCAATTATATTGGTTGTTACTGCAGAGGTGGATTCTGTAGTAATATTTGTTGTTTCAAACGGTGTTATAGACACCGCAGCTTTTACTATCTTTTTCCCTGTTTTTGTAACTGGTGTTGTTACATGAGTACTTTCACTTGTAGTACTCTCTGTTGTCGTTACTGGGTACGCTTCTGCGCTAGTGTTTTTCTCAACTTTACTTGTACCTGCACCAATGCCTATGCAGATAAGTGGAGTTACCCATATCATCATAGCGATCACGATAGCTATGATTCCATTGTTACCAGTTTTCTTTGTGAGCTTCCTAAACTCTTGGTTGATCGTGTATCTGTTTACTTCACATAAATACATACTAGATACATCGATACTCTTTTTCTGTTCCATTGTAGTTTTACCTTCTTTCTAAATTAAGTGCGCTATACGCACTCTCCCATAATATGAATCATTATGAGGCTAGTTTAAAACGAAATGCCACATAAATAATATATAAGCTAAAAAACATTGAGCTTTGATGAATACCATCAAAGCTCAATGATAATATTATGGGGAATTATACTTCAGAAATATATTTGTAAAAAACGCTGGCGTTTTTCTTTATAGAGATTACCTTACGGGTATTATTGTTTTCTTCCAAATTAATACCGTAGATTGTACTAGGTACGGTGGAGATTTTGAATAATAAATAAATATCATCTCCGACCATTAAAATATATTTCATTACATCATCAAACTTAGTATAAACCGTTCCAACTAACATGTTCTTTGAAGTTTCAATGTGCCCTATGTCGTTCTCTTGTAAATTAAACGATATAGAATCGGGAGTTGCCTCAGGGAAAAATAACGATATATTATCTGGGTTCAACTTGGTCAGCTCATTTGAAAGTAACTCTCCTTTTTCTTGTAACTTGGCATTGTCTTTGAAAAGGACAGTATAAGAGCCAACTGTAAATACATTATCTGTATTATCAATACTGTTAGGTTGGTTATAATTTGCAATGAAATTTTGGGATACATCTGTAACATATCTTTCTGGATGTACTAGTCTTTCCATACAGCTAGTTACGGATGCATTATCGGTACAGAATTCAAATAACTTGTCTCTGAATTCTCCTAGGTAGTCTGAATCAGATGGATCTATTAAAGATTCAAATCTTATAGCAAGATTATATTTTTCTATAAGATTTGCTATTCCTAATAATCTATAGTACATATACACGAATACCGCTAAGTCATGTCCATCTGCAAATGACTTATGGGCATTCATGTTGCTTAATATACAAGAATTAAGATAATATCTTAGATTAGCATCTTCATCATCTAATGCAATATCAAAAGATGTCGTACTAACTCTTGTATAGAAATCACATACTCTGGATTTATATAAGATAACATCGGTTAAAATAATTTTACATACGTCTTTACGTAATGAATGATCTTGAATACTGGAAATAAATTTGGCAATTTCACATTCCAGTTTAGCTAAGGTTTCATCATCATATGATTCTGCATTCATAAATCCTACTAATGCATTCTTTACATAAGTAGGGAATTTTGAATTGTCTATCTTATATAAGATAGCTGAATACAATGATTGATATGTGGAGGCATTTGGGTTATCTACGGTTTCAGTTCTTTTAATACCGTTAGTGTTTCCCATGTCCATCCATTTTTTTATAGAAGAAAACATATGCAACTTTCTAGGTCCTCTGAATATCTCTACCTCGAACCACGGTTGATTTATGTTTCTTTTAATAAACTTATTAAGTTCTATCGGTAATCCTTCAAGAAGATTAATAAGTGATATCTTATCATCTTTAGTTAATGAAGATATAAACTTCTCATTTTCTAACAAAATTTTTCATCCTTTCTTTTAGATCATGAAGATAGGTTTATTTGAGTTATTTAAACCTCTCTCCCTGACAGCGTCAAAGAATTTAAAGATTTTCTCATTTTCCTTATTAGTGATCTTCAAGTAATTGAAGTTATTACTATTGGATCTCATGACTTCATCTTTTAATGCTTCTTTTACTTTATCTACGTCTTGAATCTTATGATGCATATTCGGATTATCTCCACCATCTTTAATCTCTATTTCCAAGTTAAGAGATGGAATAAAGAAATCCGGAATATAAAAATGCCTTTCTCCATTGTAGTCATAATAGTATGTATGTGGAGAAGGGGACATAATATCACTAGGGTCAAAATCTAATATAGTATCCATGAATTCAAGAAAAGATAATTCATATGTACCGGTGTATGGAACTTCTCCTCTATGCTCACTCCAGTGATATACCCCAGAGATCTTTCTTCCTGCTAGCATCTTCTTCTGATGCTCAGGGTCATTTAATAAGGTTACCTTTCCATATTTACCAATCATTCTGTTCTTGAATGTTTCTTTATATTTTTCCTTACAAGCCGGATTATCGCAGAATCTTTTATATTTATGGGTTTTTTCATTCCATCCAGTTGGTTTCTTGCACATTACACATGCACCATGTTTTCTACCAGTCTTTTGGAAATAATAGAACTGGTATGGAACCATATCTGGTGGAATCATATCATTGTGTCTTCTTTCTAAATGTGATACATAAGACATATCATCTTTAAATAATGAATCACAAAACTCACATTTGATAGCACTCATTTCTGTAATCAGTCCTTTCTTTGAGTTAATTAAGAAAATGTTTTACGTACTATATAAAATGCAATAAAAAATAAAACCTTATATTTTTTTATAACAAATACAGTATGGTAATATTTTACCCATAATAGGTGGTGATAATTAAAATGGGAAGAATAGATCCAAGTTTTGGAGTAGACGCTTTTAACAGAGCTAAATATAAAAATGAAACAGAAACTATCGCTACGGCTATATTAAATCTGTTATTTGCTAAACCAGGATATTTTCCATCTATGCCTGACTTAGGCATTAATATCCAGAATATACTGTATTCTTTCTGGGATGAGGTGGACCCCACCGTCATTAAAGCCCAGATAATTACACAATGTCAAGAATTCAAGCAATATGTTGATGACGGATCACTGGACGTCATTAAATCTTCATATAACGAACAACCGCTCTTAATAGTAGTAATACCAGTTCAAGTTAAGAATACTAAACGTCGTTTAGTAATAGGTGTTACTGTAGGAGAGAATGGTGAAATTAAATATAATTATGACTATGATTCCAGTGAAGACTAAATTAAGTATTATATAGGAAAGGAAAAGAAATATATATGGAACTAACAAGTAAACCAGTTAATAAGACAGAAGATAAGGCTTCTGATAATACAGTAGCTGAAACTACAGCGTCTATAAATAAAGATACTGAAATGGATGTTTCTGCATTATTAAAAGCCAGCAAAGAAGAACCAGCACCAGTAATTGAAAAAACACCTCTTCAGCTTATGGCTGAACGTAAAGCAGAAACTGGTGGTGGTATCGTAGTATCAAAAGAAGAACTTGAAAAAGCTAATGAGGAGAAGCACCTTAAGCAGAACAAGGACATTGATGATGCTATGACAGAAAGCGAAGATTATCTTAACGAAGCAGATAAGTTAATCGAAGCTTCTAAGAATATTAAATTTACAAAACCAATCAATAATGCCATTGAGCTTGCACAGGCAATGGATGCCGTATCCAAGTATGCTGAAACAGGAGAAGTTCCTGAGGATGCTCCTGTAGCTCTTATGACAGAAGAAGAAACTAAAG